GGTCAGCCGCCAAAGCATTTTGTGAAGATAAGGGAATGAAGTTCAAGATAATCACCGAGAAAGACTTAGGTCAATACTAAAAACCATAACCTCTAGCATTTAAAGCAACTCTATCAAAGTAACTATCAATATTAGTATCTAATGAACCACTATGTACATCTGTTTGATTTGCTACAGATTGGTTTTGTTGACTATAATCATTATTGTTAACAATAAAAGTTTCGCCTGTGTTGCCAACTGATTCAATATCTGACATATTTTTTTGATTACCAGCAGATTCTATTTCTTCTAATTTTGTCACACCTTCAGGCATAATCATTTGGTCTGGTTTGCCTACTAGAAAACCTTTGTCTGTACTGATTGGCGAAAAATCTTCCGTACCTGAAGCAGTATTTAAAATATTTGACACTCTTGAAGCTGATTCTAATTCTGGATATAATGCTGGACCATCACCGCCTGGTTCTTGCAAAACACCTTTTTCTATTTTAAAACTTGTACCTGCATTGATAGTATTATCATCTGTTTGAGGTGCCTCTAGTTTTTCAAACTTTTCTGTTTCAGCGTCCAACTGGTCTTGTGTTGGTTCTACATCAAACTTTATTTTATCTTTTACAAAACCTGGTAATGGTAATGCGTCTATAACACCATTAATAGTTGTCTTAATTCTGTTACCAATGTTATTAAAAAAATCTATAATAGGACTAAACATATTAGAAATAAATGTTAATATTTTATCAGGTAAACTTGTTACAAAGTTTTTTGCCTTTGTGTAAGACTCTGACATAAAATCACTTATTGAATTAAATATATCAGCAATAAAATCAAATGCACCTTGTACGGCGTCCGTAATTGTAGTTTTTACTGTGTTGTATGCGTCATTAAAAAAACCTATAAACTTATCTTTTAATTCTACAAAGTAATCTTTAATGGCAGTAAATGTATCTGAAATATACTGATTTACATTTGTCACCATATTGTTCCATGGTTCAGATATGTAATCTATAATGTCAAGAAACAAAGGTTTTAAAAAGTTAATTATAGTTAATGGTACAGCCAATATTGTTCTTACAATACCTTCAAATATATCATTTAAACCACCCATAATATCACCCTCAAATATTTTAGTAATACCATCGATAAACTTTTCTACTGTGCCTATTAGAAATGTTATTACTTCACCAATACCTTTAATGATACCTTTCATTAAGAAATCACCAATTTGCATTAACACATCTATAGCAGGTTGTAGTTTTTCAAATAAAACTTTTATCTTATCTGATGCTGGTGCTAATGCAGCCGCTATCTCATCTGAATATTTGTAAAGTAATGTGAAACCTACTATTAACGCACCAAGAGGACCAAACTTACCAAATAGTCTTACTAGTAGACCACCTTTGCCAAAAAACGCTATCATAGGCGCAAACAATTTTTTGAAAAATGCCATACCACCAAATGCAGCTAGTATAGAACCAAATATTCCTTTTTTACCCCCACTTTCTTCTTCACCTTCGGGTGGTTTAATCTCAACCTCTTGAGGTTCATCAGGACCTAGATTTTCTTTATCTTCTTCAGTTTTACCTTCTTTTAGTCGTCTATCTCTTAACTCTTCAAGACCTAACATTTCTTGTATTGAGTTTACAACATCTCTTGTTGCTCTCAATGTTTGAATTTGTATGTCTCTAATTTGTTCTAGTATTTGTGATTGACTATCTGTGTTTTCAGCAAGAACAGCCGAACCTGAAGCACCTACTAATGCACCACCAACAATACTTTGTTGTTCTTCAACTACCGCTAATGCTGTTCCTGTTTCTGCCATTTTTATTTACTCTTCTTACTTGTTCCTGTGTATAGACCAAACCAGGCAGCGCCAGCACCAACTACGATACTGATTAACCCACTTTGTTCCATAGTCGGAGCAGCCAAGTTCATATACCATATTACACATTTGTACAATAAAATGATGTACACGGTCAAAAATAATCTAGGAAATATTCTCCATGCGTCAACAGCTCTTGCCATGTGTATCATTTTAGCATATGGATTTACACCAAGGTCTTTGATAGATGTATCAACTTCTAAATCTACCTGAACCTTTTGTTTTGGTGTTGCGACCTTTACATCTTTAATTTCTTCAGCCATTACTTCCTTCTCTCTCGTTCTCTTTTTTTTTTTTTTTCTTTAATATATGCAATCAACAAGTTCACATATATTTCCCTTTCCCACGGTACCATTTCATTTAATTCGGTTAATGAATATTTATGATGTTGCATTAACGCAAAATTCACCTGATAATGGTTCTCAAGCGTGTCATGTGATAGGGCTATCCGAAAAAATCAGAAAGACCCGATAATGTAATCTTACTTTTTACCTTAGTTTTAGGGTTTTCAACTTCAATTTCATGCATTAATTTAGGCATAGTCTCATAAAATCTTTGTATCTTTTTAAAAGATTTACTATCTAAACTTTCAACAAAAGCATTTAACTCTTCTTTAGAATAGTCTTTTGCCATATGCCCCTTTTCACCTTCAAAAATTTGGTAAATGCCTTCGCCAATTACATTAAACAAAGCTTTTGTTTCACCTTTACTGTAATCTTTTGTAGGGTCAACTGAAGCAAGTGTAGGGTATTTCATTAATACACCTATTTGTTTTGCCTCATCTACCATAATTTTGTTTGTGTGTTCATCATCTACATGAACATCAACTTGTGATAAGTCAACTTCAACCTCTGCATAATCTTTTTTAGTGTCTGGACATAAAACTTTTAATTTAGAAACTTCACCAACTGACTTAGACCTAATTTGTAAAAATACATATTCTAAATCAAATGTCGGTAACTCATCTACATTTAATTGTCCATAAGTACACACATTAACAATATCTTTTAATGCCTGTACAATTTGTTTTTGTTCTTGCGACTCCATTGCTTGTAATAAGATTTTCTCTTCTTTTACAAGAAAGGGTCTATACTTTACTTTCACATCACTTGAAGGTAATGTCAATTCAAAAGTACCTGTCTCCAATACTGGCAATGCCATAATATTACTCCTTGTTATTAACTAAAAGGTGGAAATAATCTACCACCTGTAACTCTACCTATCGGTAAACTTCTTCTTGTTGCTTGTAGCACATCTCTGCCTGCTCTTCTTATTTCAGGAGGCAGTTTACTTAATATACCACCAAACAAACCAAAATCACTACTCGCTTTTATTGTAGGTTTATCACCTGAGGCTTGACCAATTGTTGCTCCATTAATGTCATCTATTGTCAAGTTTTTCCATGTTCTAAAATTTAATGTAACTGGCACCTCTACAATACTATTATTATTACCATATGCATATTCAATACCACTGATAATTTGTGGATAAACTTCATATAGTCTAACTGCGTAAGTCACTCTTGCGTCATCATCATCACCTGCGTTAAACTGACCTAATTGAAATATATCCATAGAACCAACATATTCGTCATAGTATTTCATATCATGGGTTTCACCATCAAATATTTGTTTTTGCCAGTTTTCAAAAAATAATCTTTGTCTTAAAAACTTATCACCAAAAAATGTTAACTCAATTTCACCACTATATGAATATGCATAAGGCATTTCTCTTTTTGGTCCATAAGTTTTTGCTTGTGCTGTGTTAATGTCTCTACTAGGTAAAGTAACTTTATTACACATCATTTGTATATTTTCTCTTAGAGCTGCACTACCTAATTCATTATTATTTTCATTTCTACCTAGTTGTGATGGTGGACCGCCTGGTGTAATTTGTAATTTTGCTGGTGGATTAATAATGACATAAAACCTATTTGGTCTTGCCATACCCTCACCTTGATTTATCTGTTCCTGAAATCTTTGTATGACACCAGCACCACCCGGTTTTCTTTGTAGTCTAGGGTCTTTTGCAACATCAACAAGTGACCTATCTCTAGGCATACCTACTCTGATATCGTAATTACCTATTCGTCTGCCACCTCTTAAAATTGCCATTAAAATGTTCTCCTACTTCTTGCAAATACTTGACCTAAAGTTGCGCCTTGGAATTGTGCTACCGGTAAATAACTAGCTAACGCCATCTCGTTTACATCTACTCTCAAAACTTGAGA